TTATGAGAGGTTCTAAGGCGGCCTGTAGTATCTTTACGTTTGATGCAGACAAAGGTCATATTAGAACTGATAAAATTATTTTGAATTAAGTTATATCGGTGTGTATGAATAGCCACGCCGTCTCTTCCAATGGGGAATTAGAATATGCATTGGAGTTGACCTGATTAGGGTAGTGAAAACTAATCTGCTATTCTAAATTGAATGTTATTGATATAGAACGTGTCATAAAATAAAATTTACTGAGAATATCTGTTCATAGAGCGTGAGCAGAATAAATTAAAGGAGATTATTTATATATGAACAAGAGTATTGTTATTGATAAAATTTCTGAGAAATCTGGTCTTTCTAAATCTGATTCTGAAAAGGCACTTGATGCCTTTGAAGATACTGTGAATGAAGCTATGGCTTCTGGAGAAGAAGTTAATCTTTCTAATTTTGTAAAGTTTCATGTTGTAGATGTTGCGGAACGTGAGCATACAAATCCTCAGACGAAGGAAAAATTTACAACCCCTGCACATAAGGCAGTTAAAGTGAAAATTATGAAGGAGCTGAAGGAGTCGGTAAAATAATATGAAGACACTACCAGTTATAGATTTTGACTCTATAGAGGATCTTATAGATGAAATTATTGATAACACAATAAATGAAGAAGATTATACTACAGTAACAGTTGTGTGTAATATTGATTTAGTAGTTGAGCTACTGCATAAGTTGTTCGCAATAGATGATACGTTTTCTCCAGCGTTTATTGACATTGATACATTAGATTATGATGGGTATTACTATTTGACTGTTACAAGTGATTGTAAAGTGTTTTGTGAGCGTGTAGAGCATGATGGTATATGTTATTCAAATGAAGCAGATTGTACATACATTCAGGATAGTACACCGCAGAGCATGATAAAATATTTTGGTAATGAGTGGAAAATTATATTTGGAATTGACGAATAATTAATTTACGGGAAGATTATTAATTTAGTCTTCCCTATTTATATGTCACGGAGAAGGTAATTACTTTGATGTGGCAAAATTAAGGATCGTGACCGTACCACGGAAAGGAAGATTTATTTATGAAGATTATTGCAAAAGGTAGAGGAAAAGGTAAAACCACAGAACTTATTAAGATGTCAGCAGAAAAACAGATTCCTATTGTATGTGCGACATCTGCACAATGTAAAAATATTGTTGATCGAGCTAATGGAATGAAACTAAAAATTCCTAATCCTATTAAATGTACTGATTTAAAAGGGAGGAATGGGAAAGTTTTAATTGATGATTGTGATTTTGTTATGAAGAATATTTTTTGTAATGCATTACATGGTATTGACATTGAAGCTATTACTATGAGTTCTGATGATTACAATGAACTTGAAACAGATGATATTAAAGATACCTATTCTGAATCTATTAAAGGTCTTAAAGATGATGCAAAAAGTCTTACAAAACAGTTAAAGAATCTTGTCAATACTGGTAAGCATAATGAATATATTGCTTGTTTGAAGGCACTTAAAGAAACTATGAATCTTATTCATGAATACGATTGGCAACCACAGTTTTCTAAATATCGTGTAAATGATAAAGAAAATAGTGGTAGTCATTACGAAGTTGCTACATGGGAACAGAATAGCGATAATGAAATTCGTAATCATAAACGTTATGAACTTAAATCACCAGAAGAATTAAATAAAGCAGAACGTTGTGGCATTTCTTGTGTTAATGGTGAAGAACATACAATGACTAATGAAGAAATAAATGAATTTGAAGATAAATTTGATAGGGAATTTAATGACTTGCGTAAAATGCTTGAACCAAATCTTAAATTCTTTGATCAGATGAATAATCTTATTATGGGAATTAATAAGAAAGGTCTTTATTTTGGTGAATAATAAGTAATTGATTTGTATAGGGGTGCTATGCAACAGTGTAGCACTCTTTATTTATGTGATTATTGAGGTAATGACTTGATAATTGCAAATAAAATAATAGATAAAAATGATGTTTTATATAGTTAAATATATAAGGAAGGAGATTGATTTAATATAGTTAAGAGTAATAGAAGAAAAACGACACCTATAGAAAAAGATAAATCAAAAACAATTAATCGTATGACTGATATAAATAGAAGTGAACCTAAAGAATATATTTGTGTGACTTGTGGAAAGGAATATAAACGTTTAGATGGCAACTTTCCTGCCTCTCAAAGTGAGTTATATGCTGGATTAAATTATCATTTGCCAATTTGTAAAAAGTGTTTAGATAAGTTATATGAACAGTATTGTGTAAAATTTGGGGACGAAGACAAGGCGATTCGTAGAATTTGTATGAAATTTGATATATATTGGGATCAATCTCTTGCTAATGCATCTCGTAAAATTACAAAAGATAGGTCGAGAATCCATACATATATTTCAAGAGCGAATTTGATTCAGTATAAAGATAAAACTTATGATACTACATTAGATGAAGAAAAAACTAATACCATTGACTCTTTAGATGAATTTAGACAAGCTAAAGAACATGGTGATATTGGCATTAGTGAACGCAATATTAAAAAATGGGGGTTGGGATTTTCCCCTGATGAATTTGAAGTATTAAATAATCATTATAAGTTGCTTAAAGAACAAACAGGAGATTGTGATTTTACTAAAGAAACATTGATTAAAGATTTATGTGTAATTAAAGTTCAACAAATGAGAGCAATGATAGATAAAGATGTAGATAGGTATGATAAATTAACAAAATTGTATCAATCAACATTAGCAAGTGCTGATTTGAAACCAAAAAGCACAGCAAAAGATCTTATTTCAAATAACCCTGACGAGTGTTGGGGAAATTTTGAAAAGATTATTGAAACAAGTTCTCCATCTGAGTATTTTAAAGATAAAAAAATTTTTGATGATTTTGATCATATGGATGAGTATTATAAACGATTTATATGTAGGCCAACGGATAATTTAAGGAATGGCACAAAAATTATGGATAAAGAATTTTCCATAAAGGCAAATGATAATAATGACGAATAATATTGATAGTTTATTAGATAAAAATCAATTAGATATTTGCAATCATGTTCCAGAAGGTAGCTGGCTATCAAATAAAGATCATCTATTGAAATATTATGAATGGAATACTTTTTTTAGAAGAAATATAAATCGTTATGCAGAAATGTATTATGGGCTTCAACTATATCCGTATCAACAGCTTGAATTATATGAAATGAATAATAATACAACAACTTGTATAATAGGATCTCGTGCTTCTGCGAAATCATATATTGTTGCTATTTTTGCGTGTTGTAAAGCTTCTTTGTATCCAAATTCTAAAATTGTAATAGCTTCAGGAACTAAAGGGCAGGGCAAATTAATTGTTACAGAAAAAATAAAAAATGAATTAATGCAAAATTCTCCAAATTTGTGTAGAGAAATTCTAAATATTAAAGATAATCAGAACGATGTTATTGTTTATTTTAGAAATGGAAGTACAATAAAAGTTGTTCCTGCTACAGATAATGCACGTGGTAATAGAAGTACGTGCGTTGTGTATGAAGAATTTAGAATGATTGATAAGTTTATTATTGATAGTGTTATTTCTCCATTTCAAATTATTAGACCAGTTCCCTATATGAAAAAAGACGAGTATAAAAACGATAAATCATTAATTGAAGAGCCAACTGATTTATATATTAGTTCTGCTTGGTATACATCTCATTGGATGGGCGCATTTATTAAAGAAACATTAAAAGAAGCAGAATGTGGGAAACCATCTTGTGTAATTGCTACTGATTATAGTATAACACTTAAACATAATATTAAAACATACAATCAGATTTTGAAGGATTATAAGAAATTTGATCCTATGACTTGGGCAATAGAATATGAAAATCAAATGATTTCAGAAAATACAAGCGCATATTTTACATATAAAATGTTTACTGATAATCAAAAATTGAAAAAACCTTTTTATCCTCGTACTACAGCAGATGTGCTTTCAAAAAGGAAGAATCCATATGCCTTACCAAAACAGGATGGAGAAATTCGTATTATTGCTTGTGATATGGCGTTTGTTGAAAACAAAAAAAATGATAATTCGATTTTTAGCTGTATTCGATTAATACCAGAAAGTATTACATATACCAGCCAAGGAACAGAGGGATCACGAAAGGAAATAAAGCAAGGATATCGTAGAATGGTTTCTTATCTTGAATCAGTTCAGGGTGGAGATACTGTTAAACAAGCAATTCGTATTAAACAATTATATGAAGATTTCGATGCAGATTTTTGTGTTTTAGATACTCGTAATGGTGGCATGAATGTATATGATTTGTTAGCAAAAGTAATGTATGATGAAGAAAGAGATAAAGAATATGTTCCGTGGTGTTGCATGAATGATGATGGTATTGCCGCCAGAATTAAAACCAGTGGTGCATTACAAAATGTATTTGCAATAAATGCTTCTCAGAAATTGAATAGTGATATTGCGCAGGAATTTAGATATGCTTTAAGTGAAAATAAAATTGATTTTTTAATTAATTACAACGAAGCAAAAGAAGAAATTTTACCAAAAATATCAGATTATGTACACGCAAAAGATGTCGATGCAGAAATATTTTTTGAACGGCCATTCTTAGAGACACAAGAATTAATTTCTGAAAGTGTTAATCTTGTATATGAGAAAAAAGAACAAACTGGATTGACTGTTATAAGCGAACAGGGGGCAAATCGAAAAGATAGATATACCAGCGTGTCCTACGGAAATCATTTTGCATCACTTCTTGAACAGGACTTATTGTCGGATAATTCAAATTATGATTATGTTTGTGATTATTCGTAAAGAAAGGAGGTTGATTAAATATTGAGTGGAAAAAAGAATCAAGTTGAAACCAATTCTTATAATATAGAAACAAATTCTATAAATTCTGAATCGTATTCGTTTTTTACTTCTATGAATACAAATACTTCTAATTTGTCTATGGATGGTTTACAGGGATATATAAAGTATCCAATGATTTACAATGCTATTTTAAGAGAGATTTCTAAACAAGGCTATAATTCAAACGGTATGTATGCCCGTGCCATTGATACAAGAGTTTCATTGCCGTTACTATCTTATGTTTGTGTTTTACGAAAATCATTATCTGGTAAAAAAATTAATAATAAAGACAAGAAACGCAAGCAAAAGATTAACCTAATGATGAAATTGTTAAATCATGAAAAGACTACACGAGATATTCTTCGTAAACTTGATATAGATGGAATGTATGTGGGTATTTTAAGAGACACAACAGCCAACAACAAAGATGTTACGCCCATGAGTGGTATGGTGGAATCAATTGATAGACTTGAAGGTTTGTCATTAGATGATAACTTTATGATTCAGCCTCTTGATCTTGATTATTGTAAAATTGTAGGATTCCAAAACAATGTAGCTATCGCCGCCTTTGATATGATGTATTTTGATCAATTTAAGCACGGCGGTTTATTGAATGAAATTAAGAATTTCCCAAATGAATTTGTTGTAGCTTATCACCAGTATAGGAAAGATGCTTCAAAACGTTGGCATATCCTTGATTATAAAACTACGATTGCCTTGACTGCAAGGGCGAATATAGATGAAGCATATGGTAGGCCTTATGGTTTAGCTGCGTTTGCTGACATGAAAATGCAAACTGATTATACAAATAGTCAGTATAAATTGATTAATGAATTAGCGAGTAGTATTTATTATTTGATATTTCCAGAAGGAGAAAAAAAAGGTTCGTGTTCTTTAAATAAAGATCAACAGCAAAATGTGATTGATGCTTTTAAGGGAGCAGTAAGAGCAAATACTACAGATAATGCAGGAGCGCAAGCAAAAATATCTACTTTAACATTACCTGCTGGGACTCAAATCAATCGATTATCAAAAGACTCTTCCCTGCTTAAAGATACTTTAAGTGATGAAAATATTAAAAAAATATCAACAAATTTAGGGTTTGCAAGTACAGCTTTGAATTCTGCAAGCGAGGGCAGTTCTGGATTTGCTGGGTTGCAAGTAAATATGGATATTATCTCTTCTCAAATTTTTCAAGAATTAAATGAAATTGGGTGTGAATATACTCGCATTCTTAATAATCATGAAAACACTCAGCCTTCTAATTATATTGATATAAAATATTTACCTATAAGTTATTTAAATAAAAATGATATGTATGAAAAAATGAAAGATTTATTCCTTACTGCCGGTGGTTCTCGCTCTTATATGATTGCGGCAAGTGGTATAAATCCAGAAGATTATCTTTCTGTTTGCGATGAAGAAGTAAGTTCAAATATGGACGATCTTTATCCAATACATTTAACAAGTTTTACGGCTACTGATTCAGCAGATAAATCTAATCCAGACGATAATCTTGGTGGTAGACCAGAAAAGTTGAAAGATGATTTAAGTTTTAATGGTAATATTACTAAAACAAAGCAAGATAATAAAAAGATTAAACCATCGACTAAATGATTATCATTGAAAGGGGGTGAAATATTAAAAATGTATACAAATATTGAAATTTGCGAAAGCCCCAATGAGGGAATTGCTGGTCGTACTCATATAAAAATGAGCGCTTTAAAAATTTCCAGCAATGATAATGATAATAACAAGAATGGAATTAATTGGGTTGAACAATATGTTCAAAATAATATCAAGTCTTTAATTGGTGCTGCATATAAAGTAACCTTTATTGATGATGATAAAACTATTCCAAGTGGTCATGGAGATATACAATATGATGAAGATGGCAATGTAATTTTCCCTGATAGTGATACCGTGGGTTCTATTCAAAATGCATATATTGATTCCTTGCAGGTTAATGGAAACATAGAGAAAGTTTTAGTTACCGAAGGTTATTTATACGAACAATCATATCCTAATTTCGTACAATGGTTAAAAGACGAAACTCATAGTGGGACTGTATATGGCAGTATCGAAATCAATGGAAAAAACAAATCTAAAAAAATCATTTATGAAAATGGTGGAACAAATGCAGATGGTACTCCTAAAATTGGAAGAAAACCAAAAGTATTTGATTTTACGGCACTTGTAATTCTTTCTGATTTCGTTTCTCCCGCTGATGAGTCAAGTCAAGTGATTGAACTTAACACGAAACATAAAGAAGATGGTAAACAAACTATGGTAAATTCTAAGATTGATATTGATAATTCCAAAGAATCGGCAATTATGAATGGTTCTTGGAATCCAGATAAGGGTTCTTTATTTAGGGCTTGCAAGGAAGCATCTAATGCACAAGCGTGTTTTAATGAAATGTTTTTAAGGCATCCTGCAAGCATACAAAACATTATTGAATCAGATGTAGGATATGAACATCATGAAATTAGGAATAATAAAATGGTTGTATCTAAAGCAGGTTGTCAAGCTGCCGCAAGTCGATTAGCAGCTAATGACTCAAATGATGAAGAAGCAAAAGCTCATTTAAAAAAACACTATAATGAATTGGGGCTTGAATTGCCCGAATTTTTAGGTGGTGATAATAAATCGAAAGGAGAACAGAATTCAATGGAAAGTAATACAATTATGGAACTCAATCAGAAAATTGAGGACAAGACTAATGAAATTAATACTGTGGCTAATAAGAATAAAGAATTGACTGCAAAGAATACTGAACTTAGCGAAGCTGTAACGAATGCAAATAAAACTTGCGAGGAACTCAATGCAAAAATTTCTTCTCTTACAAAAGAACTTAATACTTGCAAGACGGAACTTGATGCTAAGAAAAAGGCTGAAGCAGATGCAAAGGCTGAAAAGGATAAGACAGAAGTTAATTCTTATTTTAAGGATGAAATTCCTAAGAATGGTTTTTCTGATGAAGAAATTAATTCTCTGAAACCATTTGTGGAAAAAGTTGATTTTAATGGTTTGAAGTCTGCTGAAGCTGAAATTTGTGCTAAAAAGTTTAAGGAAATGATTTCTGAAAATAAGAATAAAGAAGCAGAAATTAATTCTAAAAATGCTTTTATTACAATTCCAGAGTCCAAGAAGAAAGTTATTGCTGATAAGAAAATAAAGTTCTTTGATTAATTTTAAATATTGAAAGGGGTAAAAAACAATGAGTCTTTTTAAATTTCACGATTCTAATTATCTGAATAAATCTAACCATCCTGAAATTACCGCAACTGTTGATACATATAACGGTAATCAGTTTAAACTTGTTGGTAATACTGCTGTTCCTCATGCTACTGCTGCGGAAGTACAGGCTGGTGATGGCTATATCATGGCGAATGTGATTGATAAGCCTGAAATTCTTAATACAGATGATTATAAAGTAAGCAGTGGTGAACATATTCGTGCTTATCGCCTTAAGGATTTTGCAGGTGAAAAATTTGATATGTCTGCTGATCTTGTGAGTGATGCTTTTGAGTCTGTTACTGTCGGTAGTAAACTTGTTGGTCGTTCTGCCGCTGATACTACTTCTCCGATGGAATGGAAGGTTGCAGCTGATGTAACTGGATATGCTGTATATCTTGAAGTTGTAGCTAAATCTACTTTTGGTGCTTTTACTATCGATAAAAACAATGGAGCAGTTGCAGGTGGCTATGTTGTGCTTGTTCATGTCGTTGATAAAACTGCTTAATAATTAATAAATATAAGGAGGTAAATAATAATGAGTTGTGCATATGTTAATGATTTTTCTAATATGAAGGAAGATGCAAGTCAGGTTGAGCTTAATAGTCTTGTTAAGAACAAACTTCATAATGGTAAGCCGAATGAAAATGTTGAAATTTTCTCCAAGGTAGTTTGGGGTAAAGATACTTCTAAATATGGTAAAAAAGTTGATTCTGTTATGGATGGTATCAAGAGTCTTGCTTCTGCCGCTAAAGATGGTGACATTAAGGCGAAAGCTGAAATTAATTCTATTGTTACGGTTACGCTTCGGCAGCCCCTTATGCAGAGACTACAGGTCAACAATATGCTTGGTAATGTTACCAATGTAGGTATGGACGAGGAACTTCGTTATCAGTATTATCAGATTCAGGGTTCGGAGCTTTCCAGAATTCAGGCTACTTCTGGTTCGTTTACATTTCCTTCTGTTAAAAAGCGTACAGCTATTGCTGAAACTCAGACGGCTACTGGCGGTCTAATGATTGATTGTCGTGAACTTGCTTCTGGTGCAACAGATGGTATGGCTATGGCTGGTGAACAGGTTATTACTGATATGACTAATCAGATGGTTTATTCTAATATAAATGCTCTTCGTACTGCTATTCAGGGTGCTGCAACTTTGAAGAACTATGCGGCCGGTATTACTGCAACAAATGTTGATGTTGTCCGTAAAAAGGCTCGTAGGTTTGGTAATGTTACTATTTCTGGTGATATTGATGCAGTTGAAAGACTGAATGATCTCAGTGGTTTTAATATTAATTCTGCAACGGCTACAGAAGTTAGATTCCCTGAAGCTGTTATGGAAGAGATTCTTGCAACTGGTCTTGTGAAGAACTATAAGGGTAGTGTAGTTGTTGAACTGCCTAATGCTTATAATCTTACACAGCTTAATAGCGATGCAAGTTTTTATAAGCCTTATCTTCCTACGACTGATTTGTGGTTTATTCCGCAGGGCATTATGACTCCTCTCCAGATTGTTATTCGTTCTGGTATCACTTCTATGACTCAGACAGACATAAATTCGAGGACTGAGGTCATCAGGTATGATTGCGAATATGGCAATAAAGTACTTCCTGAGTACGTTCCGTTCGTTGGTTATATTTATGATTCTACTCTCGCAGAATAATTAAATTAATATTTTAGAGGATACAAATTAACGTACCTCTCTATTAAATTATTAAAAAGGAGTGATTATTTAACTTATGGCAATAAATCCTAATGATAAAAGTGAAATTAAAAATCTATGTGATTATCCTGTTTCTTGGGAAAGAAAAACAATCACAGGTGATGAATACCTAAAGGCTAACGCCACTACTTATATCACTAATGCTGAGATTGAAACGCAGATTAATAATGATAATCCGTTCCTTAAAGGTACAGATGATATTGGTTCTCATGCAAGTGTTTATATTAACAATCCTGAATTAAGAGAGAGTTTAGGTTTTGATAGTAAAGAAGAAAAACGTGTACAGCTTATCGTTGATGATAAGAAATGCGAAGAGATCCTTGCTCTTAAAACTCCATCTGCTTTTAAGAAGAATCTTGAATCTAATATTGTAACTAATCAGGAAAAAATGAAAATAATGAATGTTGCAAGAAAGATTAAATTGAATTCTTATGATAAAATTCAGGAACTTGAAAAGTATTGTGACATACCTTTTAATACAAAATAAAATGAAATGAGGTGGAACAGATTTTGGGAACGTCATTGCAGGAAGTTTATGATTCATTTTTCAGTAAAATACCCGATGATGATTTTACATATACTCCTGATTTAGTATTTCAATATTTCAAACACGCTAATGGATATAGTTACAAAACTGTTCCAGAAGATTTAACATATACTCTTGATACAAATCGAATGATGATTTTTGTTGAGAAAGCTGCTTCGGTAAATGGAAACATAACTATTGCGTGTAATAGTAAAACATATACGGTTGCAATTTTATCAACAGATACTTTAGTTGGAATTGCGAATAAAATTGTGGCACAATTACAGACAGATTTTACGGTAACAACTAATTTTTCTAATGTTTATCCGGTTATTCAGATTGAAAAAGATAATACAGATTTGACTTCTTTGTCTTTCACAGATACAGAAAGTACACAATGTATTGTTATAATTTCTCAAACTTATGATGGTTCATATACCCAAACTTTGGGCATAGATTCAATTGAATTGATTGCATTATATATGCTTAGAGAGTATTATAATAAATTCGTGTTGAAGTTTGGTAAACAAAAAGAATGGATAGGCACAAAAGATTTTGATAGACTTCCTAATTTAAAGAATCAATATGAAAATACAAAAGAATCATTAGATGCTGTAAATGATCAAATTGATAAATTCCGTCAAGAATTTTATTCATATAAGAATTGATGGTGATATTGTGAATTTTCATTATAATTGGATAGATAAGAATTCATCTATACTATCACAAAATAATTTTTGTACGAAACAAGAAATGACAGATAACGTTAAAGAGCATTATGATTTTAGACGTTTTTACAGCAATGAAGGTGAATCTGTTGTAATTGATGGACAATTTACAGAACAAGTTTTAATTCAAGATCATAGTAATCCTTTAAATGAAAATAAGACGGATAGAAAAATACATTTACCAATGGATACTCATGCTGTAATCGGAAGTAAAGTTTTATGGAAAAATGTAATGTGGTTGATCGTATCAACCCTTAAAGATGTTGGAGATGCTTATAAATCAGCACAAATTCAGCAATGCAATTATATTCTTCCATTTCAGAATAACACATCTGATATTCTTCAAGAACCTTGTATTGTTGAAACTAATAAAATTACAGACGGTGTTGATGAAAACAAAATATTGACTTTACCTAATGATATTAGAACCGTTAAAATTCAGTACAATGATAATACTAAAAAGTTATGTGAAGATAAACGTATTTTCCTTGATATGATCAGAGACAAACCGAGAGTCTATTCAATTACAAATATTGATACTGTAACTGGAATGGACGGAGAACATGGGCTTTGGATCTTGACTTGTAAAGCTGACGGAAGTTATTCAGATACAAACGATGACAAGGATTTAAGAATTTGCAATTATATTTTACCATCTACCCCTACTCCCTCACCTACACCAACAACAAGTGGAAGTAGCTTTGTTGCTCATAATAACGGAAATTTGTATGCCCCTACAGATATTTGTTCTCTTAGAGAAGGTGGAACGCCAATGCCATTTACTGCTGTATTTAAAGATGTTAATGGTAATGTATTGACTGGATTAACACCTACTTGGACGATTACAAATTTAAATGGTATTACAATGGATGATATTGCTGTTACATATGATTTGACTAATTATCCTATGAGAGTGTACGTGCAGATTGCAAGAAAAGTTTCGCTTATTGGTGCAACATTAAAGGTACATCTTGTGGACAGTGGAAATACGTTAGGAAGTTATGATGTTAATTGTAAGGTGGTGAGTTTTAGTTAAAATGGCTTATCTTGAAGAAGTAATGACTGTAAAAAATGATATTATAAACAAATTAATTAACTCTAAACCTATTGTTGATACAATTAATAATACATCTGTTGATAGTCCTTCTGACTTAATAGGACAAAATATTTTTAGAGATTTATATATTCCTGATACAGCATCAGAAGCTAAAACATATATTTGTTTAGGTGTATTCGTAACTAAAATTACTAATCAACTTATTAAATATTTGGATTTACATTTTTGGATATTTACACATCAAAGCATTATGGATACAGGTTTAGAATATTCGAGAGTAGATAAATTGCAAAGTGAAATTGATAAGCTTATGAATGGTTCGTATCAATTTGGAATTGATAAGGCTGAATTAAAAGGCTCTTATCAATTTAGACCAAATATTAATTTTGGTGGAGTGGAATTGATTTACAAAGTGCCTAATTTAAATCAAGATACACGGTTTGGATTGACAAAGTATGACAGATAAGAAATTCAGCGAAGGATTTTTATTTAGTGGTAAGGATTTAAAACTTGCAGAAGGTATTTATGTAAAGCATCCCACTATTGAAGATATTTTAAATCTTACTGGTGATGAAAATAGTTTTTCTGTATATTATAGCTTGGCAAGTTTACTTATGTGTGATCCGTATGAATATATGGTTATGCTTGATGACATGGGAATTGATTATTCAACTCAAGATTATTTTGATGTATTTTTAATGCAATGGAAACAATGTTGGGATAATTATAAAGCTAATCCAGAAGTGTTTGAACAGAATCATATATCACCTGTATATAACATTGTAATTGCTTTGTGTTTCTTTTTAGGAGAACACCAATTCGACGTACAAAATTTAAGGTATGAAAATGGTGAAATTAAACCCGTTATTGTAGATTTGAATTCAATTAAAGATAATAAATGTAGTTATGTTATTGATCGTAATATGTTTAATCGTATGGCTGAATTTATATCTGCTATTAATTGTGTAGATAAATCTAAACAAATTCATCCTAAAAATGATAGTTATAAAAAAATGTTAATTGACGATATGCGAGATGAAATCAAGAAACAGTCTAAAAAGAAAAAGAATGATGGTAATTATGGTGATTATATAGGTAATATTATGAAAGCAGTTTGCTTTTGTGGAAACGGAAGTATATCTGTCTTCAATATCAATCAATGTCATATTTATCCTTTATTAAAAGGCTTCAATATGTTTATCAAGAAAGACAACGTGGATCATTTGATGAATGGACAATATGATTTAAGTAAAATAAACAAAAAAGAATTAGATTGGTTTGAGTAATTTCAAATTAGTGTTTTATTTTAAATTAATTTTAGAAAGAGAGGAATATTTTATATGAAATACGCTTTGAAAAAAATCAAAGATGTTGAGTTTGTAGATCCTACTACTACAGAGCATAAATGTACTCTTAACGATCTTACAAGTGTAAAGATTAGTAATGGTGCTGATGAAGTTAATGCTCTTGGTTCTGATGGTGTAAAACTTGCTGTATTCGATACTAAAAAGTCTACACAGATTACTCTTAGTAATGGTGCTATCGAGTCGGGAATGATTTCAATGCAGGTTGGCAGTAACGAGAAAATTGTTACTGATAGCACTGGTATTAGAAT